CAGACAGGCCCAATTCTTGCTAACGATGACTCATGGTTGATGGGCGGTCACGCAGGCGTTCGCAACGGAGATACCTCAAACAACCCACCAGCACAGGCATTTTCTGACTCTCTAATGCCACAGGACTTCACAGCAGGCCAAGTCGTTGCTGTCCCAAGCCTATTCTTAGGTGGATGGATTGGTGACGAATTCATTTCAGACGCTTATCTTACTGTAATCTTTGAGTGCACGACTGAAGCAATGAGCAAGGCAAACGCAGTGGCCCTGGCAATCTCGCAGCAGTGATGCGGGATGGCTAGCGGTTTCTGTCCAACTTGTGCGGCTGTGGAGGCTGTCCTCCTAGCATCTAAGCGGGTTCCAAAGCCCGTTGCTAGGAAGATTGCCCGTTCCAATGCTGTCAGAGGCGTCGATAAGGCATTAAAGACCGAGAAGATGGTACGCAGGGCGTCAAAGTACTCTCGGAAACTCAAGAAGCACCTAAGAGAGGAGAGAGCAAAGCAGACGAAAAAGAACGGGGACTTCAAGAAGGGCAAGAGCATGTCCACCGTCATGCGTGCAGCCCACAAATGCGTGAAGAAGGAGATGAGAAAATGAAGAGAATTAAAGATGGAAGAAAAGTAGTTAGAGGCCAAATCGAGAGTAATACATACCTGAACAGGATACATTTGTTTGATGGTAAGTTCACCACTGGATATAGAATAGTAGGATTTCATATCGTGTCTGAGGACCCTCTGCTTCAGGAAGCATTCATGGCCACAGTCTCGACAGAGCCTAAATCGGCTCAAGACAAATGGGATTACTCAAATGTGGAGGAATTAGCATGGGCAAAGTGGACACAGGCATATGCAATAGGGCCCACGGACAACGATTGGAGAAACTACGTTGAAGCCAATATGGTTGTTGAGGACCTCTGGATTGGAAATTACTGCACGACAGATAACCAAGTCCTCAATTATGAGATTGTCTTGGATAAATACGTGTTCCCCGCTTGGGATGGTGCTGGAGTTCTTGTCCAGAATTTATCACAGGCAGGTCCGTCTTCATGACTGATGACCCAATTGCAAGCGACCCTGCTCTCCTATGGTATTGGTCTAGGCTCGTTGGCGTGCTGGTTGTTCTTCTCGCTATTGCCCTAGGAGCAACCGACGCCACCACGGTCGACTTGTCGGCTCTAACACCTTAGAGTTGTGCTTATCATTGACCAACTTCAGCCATTGGGCATGCAAGTTGTCCCTGTCTTGCTTCAACTCAGCCACATCACCAGAGAGATACCAATTGATTGCCTCATTGACCAACTTGCTTCTGGATGCTTTGGAATCCCATGTGTCGATACAGTGCCTCTCAAGCAACTCAACCGTCTCCATATCTAGGCTGTAAGCCTTGATTACCTTGCTCATTCCATCTCCTCCTTGCATTCATTGCATATCCACATTGATGGATGCTCATCGAATATGTTGTAGCGAACATACCACCAAGACTCATTTACAGAAATATGTCTCTTGTTGCAAGTATCACAACAGAATTCCATACCTGTATGTTTCTCTTCATGTGTTATTGTAAAATGCATCATGAATAGTCCTCCAGGGGGGGGTTGCAGGACGAACAAAGCCATCCAATTGACTCTCCAGTACACCTATTGTGTATCTGGAGGGTCGAACATGACGGGCAATAGATGTATTTCTCAGAGGTCATCGTAAAGCCTCTCTAGTAATGCATCCATTTCATCGCTAAAGGCCGGAGTATTGTGGCTTCCGTACCGAGCATGGTCTTCCAATATTGCAATCAATTGTTCTTTCTCATTTTTTCTTATGGTTACTGCCATAAATCATCCGAATAGGTCTAATTACTTAATATTAATGTGCAATACCACTAATATTAACCCAAGTAGGGCGGAAGCAGACGCCGCCGGCGTCGCTTGCGTCGTACTACTTCGTATCTCCGAGGTAGCCTTACGGCTAGGATGTATATGCATCCACTAGGGTGAGGGATATGAAGATTGGCCCCCGTCCGGGGGGGCAGGCCCCCCCACGTGGGCATTCTGTTACTTTTTTCAATCAAAAATTATCATAAGCCTAGTTGCGTTCGGGGCGTCATGGTCAAGAACACGTTCCTAATCAGAGCACAAGTCCTACTATCGAACGCAGGTGATACCTTCAATCAGACTGAGGTAGACCTCGGTTCCTATACGAACCTCGGCTCATCGAAGCCAGAGGTACTAAGGATTCACTCCGCGCACTACTACTTCCAAGACGCTGGTGGAGCAATCCCCGACATGGGAGGCGACAAGGCAGGGGAAATCGTCTGGCAAGTCAGCACAACCTCACAGACAGGCCCAATTCTTGCTAACGATGACT